CTGATGCTCGCGAAGCGTTCTTCGGGCGCAGCCTGATGCGCGACATGAGCATCGCGATGCTGCTGGTCGTTTTGCTCGCTGTTGCCCTTGCGGCGCTCTTTGGACATTTGGCGCTATGGCTGAACCCCTAAGGCGATCGACCCCACCGCGGTCGCTGTTCGCCAGCCCCAGCAGCATGGAGGCGGCGCACCGTAATCATATGCAGGTCTTGACCGAGGCGGCCAAGCTCGGCGGCAAGGAGGGGCTCTATAAGGCGAGGCGAGCGCTCGGCAAACAGGATCTTTACTTCTTGATGGTCGATATCCTGCATCGCCAGGATATGCGCAGGGAGTGGATCTACCAGCGCTGCCGCGAAGTACAAGCCAGCCCTGATGGACATTTAGACTTGTGGGCGAGAGAGCATTACAAATCGACCATCATCACCTACGGCCTGACACTGCAGGATATCCTCAACAACCCCGAGCTGACGGTGGCGATCTTCTCGCACACCAGAGGCATCGCTAAGGATTTTCTTGGACAGCTGATGCGCGAGATGCGCGACAACGAGGATCTGAAGGGGCTCTACCCGGATGTCCTTTGGCAGGATCCCGAGCGCGACGCACCGCAATGGTCGGTAACCGACGGCATCATTGTCAAAAGAAAGAACAATCCCAAGGAGGCGACGATCGAGGCCTGGGGGGTGGTCGACGGTCAGCCGACCAGCAAGCATTTTGATATCAGGGTCTACGACGACATGGTGACCTTGGAGAGCGTCGGCACCTCGGATCAGGTCAGAAAGACCACGATGTCCTGGGAGATGAGCGACAACCTCGGCACCAGAGGTGGCGTCGCGAGATATATCGGCACGAGATATAAGCTGGCCGACACCTACGCCGAGATGATGGAGCGTCAGGTCGTCAAGCCGCGCATCTACCCGGCGACCCATAACGGGAAGCTCGACGGCACGCCCGTGTTGCTGACCCCGGAAGAGTGGGAAGACAAGAAAAGGAAGCAGCGCAGCACGGTCGCCGCGCAGATGCTGCAGAACCCGATGTCCGGCGAGGACCTCACCTTTGAGGTCGGTTGGCTCCTCGGTTACGAGGTGCGGCCGCGAAACCTCAACATCGTCATCCTGTGCGATCCCTCAAAAGGCAGGAGCGCCAACAGTGACTACACTGCTATCGCCGTCATCGGCCTTGCCTCAGCCGGAACCAAGTACCTGCTCGACGGCTACTGCCACCGAATGTCGCTCAGCGATCGATGGCGGGTCATTCGCGATCTTCATAAACGCTGGGATAAGGCTCCGGGGTGCATGGTCGTCGGCGTCGGCTACGAGCGCTACGGCATGCAGACCGACGACGAATACTTTAGGGAAAGAATGGTCGTCGAGCGTTACAGTTTTCCCCTCAAGGAATTGAACTGGACCAGGGACGGCAGGCAGTCGAAGGACGACAGAATAGAGCGGCTCGAACCCGATCTAAGACTGGGCCGCTTCTACATCCCGACCCCGGTCTATCGCTCCGGCATCGGCGCCGCGCAGTGGCGGCTTGAGGTCGACGAGGAAAGCGGCGAGGTGGTCGATCTCAAGTACACCCAGCTAAAGCAGCTGACGAGCGCCCAGCGCGACGCGGTCAATCGCGGCGATCGCGAGTTGCTGGCAAGAGCGATCAAGCGGGTCGACGAGCAGAACAGCCTCTACGACGTGACGATTAGATTTATCACCGAGCTGGAAGACCACCCTTACGCCACGCATGACGACTTCTTGGATGCTTGCAGCCGGGTTTATGATATGGAGGTGAGCCCGCCTCCGGCCGCTGGCAATAGATTTGAGATGCCGGAGTCGCATTTCGATACTTGAGGAGAGAGCCCGATGCGGATCGTGCGGCGCCCTCCGGCGAATAACGCGCCCAAGCTTGCGGGTAAATTTGGCCTGCCTGCCGCGCCCGGTCTTGATCGCAACAGCGTGCAGCAGGCAGTCGCGCCGCTGAGCCCAAAGGCGAGTATCCGCGATAGAGCCAAGGCGGCGCGCGTCGCCAGCACGAGGATTAAGGAAGCGATCTCGACCACCCGCAACAATGGAGGCATGTGATGGATATGATCAGCGTCGTTGGAGAGTGGCGTGGCGTCGCCTTCTTTCGGGACGCGCCCGTTGGTGCCAATCGGCATAGTCGGCGCGCCTATGCCAGGCTGGGCGGTCCCGAGGATCCGCCCCCGGTCGGCGAGCCCGAGCAGCCCCCGGAGCCCGAGGAGGAAGAGGGCGGCGAGGATAAGGAAGCAGCGCGTGCCGTTTAACGGCCCGACCTTCGCTAGCCGCCACAATCACGCGATGGTCGGCAAACCGGCGGTCTCATCCAAGGCGGCGCGGATGGCCAACGCCATGATCAAGGGCGGCACCGACGAGGGGATCGCTATCGCCACCGCCAATAAGCGCGCGCCCGAAGCGGCAAGAAAAGATGCGCGCGCAGGAGGCGCGACGATAAAAGAGCACAACCAGCGAAAGCCTTACGCATGAGCACCCAAACCATCGAGGCGATGAACTCGTTGCGCGCCGAGCTAAAGCGGGTCGCTGCTGATTTGTGGCTGCTGCGCAATGTGGTGGCGGGCGAGCCTGAGGCGATCGCCAATGTCATGCTGGCCTACCGCCATCTCGAAGACGCATCCATGCGCTTGGGTAAAGTTATCCAAGCTCTCGACGGCGGCGTGTCGGTCTATGACAGGGCGACCGCGGTCGGCGCCTAAACCAAGCGGGAGCTGAGCCGATGGCGTCGCTGATCGACCCCAACATCCCGATAACCGGCAACCCGACAACACTGAGTGTTCGCCAGAATTTCGCCACCGCCAAGGCCGAGATCGAGGCGTTGCAATTGAGCGATATCGTCACCCTGACCGGCGATATCACCGGCAGCGGCAGCGGCACGGTGCCGACCACCCTGCCAATAATCAACAGCAATGTCGGCACCTTCCAGGGCCTCCAGATCAATGCCAAGGGCCAGGTCACCGGCGCCACCAACCAGTCGTACCTCACCACCAACCAGGCGATCACCATCAGCGGCGACGCCACGGGCACGGGTACGACGGCAATCCCCATCACCCTGGCTAGCACTGCGGTCGCCCCCGGCAGCTATACCAATACCAGCCTGACGGTCGATCAAAAGGGGCGGATCACCGCCGCGTCAAACGGTGCCCTTGGTCTGACCGGGGTTACCGCTGGCAACGGCCTCACCGGCGGCGGCACCACCGGCAATGTCACGATCAGCCTGACGACACCGGTCAGCGTGCCCAATGGCGGCCTCGGGGTAAGCAGCCTCACCGCAAATAGCTTGCTGGTCGGCACCGGCACCAGCCCGGTCCACCCTAGCCTGATCGCCAGCGACGATGGGGTGAGCTTCAAGATCTCTTCCAACATCATCGTCGGCAGCGCCACCGGCGGCGCGAGCGGAGCGATGGGGCCCGGCACCCTCAATGTCGCTGGCGGCTATTATGTCAATGGCGTCGCGATCGGCGGCACCGCGGTCGCGGTCAGCGACACGCCACCGGCGACCCCGGCGCAGGGCAATCAATGGTGGGACAGCGTCGGCGGGCAACTCTACGTCTATGTGAATGACGGGACGTCCAGCCAGTGGGTCGCGGCGACCAATGTCCCGTTGGCGCCAAATGTGACGATGCCGCTGACCGCCAACGCCGTTCTCGTCGGCAACGGCTCCAACCCTGTCGTCGCGAGCGCGATCACCTCGGACAACGGCTCGACTTTGCGGGTCACGACAAACGCGGTGATCGGCAACGCGGTCACCTCGCCGCCGTCGCACGCGCTGGTGGTCAACAACGCGGCCTCGACGCCACAGGCGACAAGTCCCGGCCCGCTAATATGGGCGGCAAGTGAAACCGGCGGTCCAGGCATCCTTGTCGATAGCTATGGCGCGATCAGCGCCAATCTGACGCTACGCAAGTCGCGCGGCACGGCTGCGGCGCCGAGTGCGGTACAGTCTGGGGATGTCGTAAGCAATATCATTATCACGGGTATGGGCGCGACAACCTATGCCGCTGGTGCATTGATAACAACCTCGGCGATGGAAAATTGGTCAGAAACGGCGCGCGGCTCACATCTGGCGTTCGCGACCAATTCTCTCGGCTCGATAACGAATACTTATCGCATGACAATTGGCCCGCAGGGCGTCGTCATCGGCAACCCGGCGGGGGACCCCGGCCAGGGCGGGCTGGTGCTCAACGCCAACGCGACCGCGCCGCAGCCAGCGACCGCCGGGACGCTGTTACAGGTCGCCAATGTGGACGGTACGGGGCCGCAGATGTTGCTTGATGCCTATGGCGGATTGCCAATCGAGGTTATCAGGCGGGCATCGGGATCGGCGGCGGCGCCAAGTGCTATCGTGTCAGGGTCAAATCTCGGACAGGTACAATTCCAGGCTTATGGCGTCGGCGGATACAATATTGGCGCCGGTATCATGGCCTTGGCGGTCGATACGTTTAGCGGCACTGCGGCCGGAACGTCGTTGCGGTTGCAGACTTGCGCCCCTGGAACCACGCTTCTAAACGACAGGCTACGCCTCACGCAGGGCTTGCAAGTCTGTGATGCAGGCGGGATTCCGGCGGCGGACATGGGCGTTGGCACGATCAACGTTCCGGCTTCGGGCAGCTACTACATCAACGGCGCCAACATCGGCGCCGGTCACCTTCCCGGCACCCAGACCAACGACAACGCGGCGGCGGGGCAGGTTGGCGAGTACATCTCGTCGATCCGCGGCAGTGGCAGCGGGCTGACAATCGCCAGCGCCGCGGTGGTAAACTTGACGACGATCAGTTTGACGCCAGGGGATTGGGATGTCGCGGGCGAGCTTACCCTTGTCACCAATGGTTCTACCCTGATCCAGGCAGGGATTAGCACCGCTTCCGCTGTCATGCCGAATGGGCCAGCGGATAATACTTCGCTGAGCGTGGCGCAGGCGACCACGGCGATCCTTTTCAATACAGTGCTTGCTCTAGCCCCGTGCCGCATGTCCTTTACGACAACGACTACGGTTTATCTGGTCGCCTCACAGACCGGCGGTGGTGCGACGCCTGCAGGCTTCGGCAAGCTGCGCGCACGGCGGATGCGCTGATGAGGGTGGCATGATCAATTTCCCCAACACCCCTACCCTCGCCCAGATCTTCACCACGGCTGGATCGTCCTGGCAGTGGGATGGCAGCAAGTGGGAGGGAGCGACCGTCGCTGGCGGCGGGCCTTACCTTTTGCTCACCGGCGGGGCCTTGACCGGGCAGCTGACGGTCAATCCCAATATCGTCATCGGCAACCCGGTCACCAGCCCGCCAGCGACATCGTTGGTGATCAACAAGGCGGCGTCAACACCGCAAACATCGACGACGCCCTTGATCTGGGCCGCGAGCGAGGCTGGCGGCAACGGTGTGCTGATCGATATTTACAGTCCGTCAGCGAGCGCCAACCTGACCGCGCGCAAAGCGCGTGGCACTGCGGCGGCGCCGACAGCGGTACAAGCTGCGGACACGTTAAGCAACATCATTACAACAGGTTACGGCGCCTCGGCTTATGGCAACGCAACAACGCTCGCGGTCAAGGCAAGCGAAAATTGGAGCAATACCGCACAGGGATCGTTTTTTGCCTTTTCGACAAATACCCCCGGCACGACATCGATTGTTCAGCGGGCAACGATCAACCAGGGCGTCGTCATCGGCAACCCGGCGCCGGACCCCGGCCAGGGTGGCCTGGTGCTCAACGCCAACGCGGCGGGTCCATCGGCAACGGATCTCTTGCCCGCAAACCTAGTCGTCGCTGCAGCGGACGGGGTAAATTCGCAGATTATTATTGACAGTTTCGGCACCGGCAATGTGCCGGTGCTGTGGCTGCGACAGGCGCGCGGCACAGGCGCCGCGCCGACTGCTTTGCAAGCAAACGACGTGATCGGCGCGATCCTCGGGCGCGGGCGCGCTGCGACGAACTATGGGCTTGGCCCGCGTATCGATTTCCGAGCGACTCAGAATTGGACGGATACCGCACAGGGCGGGGCGACGACGTTTCAGACAGTGCCAAACGGCTCGGTCGCGCTTGCCGAGGCGATGCGGATCGACCACAACGGCAACGTCGGCATCGGCACGACGGGGCCGAGCGGCAAGCTGCATGTGGTTAATAACGACAGCAACCTGATCCTCGACACTCCCACCGCAAATCAGACGGCGTCGATTAGTTTTCGCGATGGCGGTAATGCGCGATGGGGTTTGTTTACGAGCGCGAGCGCCAGCCACGATTTTGGTTTGTACAACAGCACGACGGCGAGCGTCAGCCTGACGGTGCAATCGTCTTCCGGCAATGTCGGCATCGGCACGACGACGCCGCAGTTTCTCCTCGATGTTGCGGGCAGCGCCAAAAGTTACAACCTCACCGTGGGCGACCTGACGGCGCATGACGGCTATATCGGTCTCTACGCGCGCTCGGCGACCGCGTATGCGCCGGGGATCGATATGTCGGTGACCAGTGCCTACGCAGGATTTCAGATCTCCCGCGATACCTCGCTGACCAATTTCTGGGCGGTGAAGACCATCAACACCGGCCAGAATATCGGCATCTTTACCGACAATAATCCCGCGAACGGAATTTTTGTGGCGACGGGCGGCAGGGTCGCCATCGGCACCACGTCGCTAGTAACCGGCGTTAAACTATATGCCAGCAATACTACCGCTGGCTGGTGGGCTGCGAGATTTAGTTCGGTGAGCGGCGCGCATGGCGTCATTATAACGGCAGGCGCGACCAGCACTGAATATCCGCTTTTGATTCAAGACACAACGGGCGTGACCAACCTGTGTATTATTTACGGCAACGGCGCTTGTTACAATATTTCCGGGTCGTGGGGAAGTTTGTCGGATCGGCAGGTTAAACAGGATATTACGCTATACGAGCGTGGTCTTGATGCGATTGTAAAATTGTCGCCGGTTTATTTCCGCTATGCGCCGAACACGCCGATGGGCAGCGGTGAAAAGCCGTCCCGGCGTTTATTCGGGCTGATTGCAGACGAGGTGAAGCCCCACATTCCCGAGGTCGTCGGGACTATGGTGGCGACGGTCGGCAAAAAGGAAGGCGTCGAGCTTTCGACGCTCGAACCGGGCAACTTGATTTATGCGCTCATCAACGCGGTGAAAGAGCTGAACGCCAAGGTCGAGGCTATGACCCCGCCGCCAGCGCGAAGAAAGGCCGCCTGATGGCAGCCTCGACCAAGGAGAGCAACAGCCTCGTCGTCAGCTACAGCCATTGGGATGCGAACAAGACCCATTGGGATGATGGCGAGGCGATTTGGGATGTGGTCTTTCGGCCGCCGCCGATCGGCCAGCCGGGGGCTGATTACCGGCCGCCCAACACATCAGTGCGCAGCTGGGCGCAGATTGTGCGCGATGCCGATAAGGATTTCGATCTCGAAAGCCGCCGCCCGGTGGTCTACGAGTTTTCCAACGGTCGCAAGTTCCGCCAGAAGCCGGACCCCTACGCGACCTCGCCTGGCGATGCCACTTCGCCCGGTTACCCGGGTGGGAGCGCTAGGTGATGGCTTGGGTATTTACCGATGTCGACAGCCTGATCGAGCACGCACCGCGCGATGTCGAGGTAGCAGCGGCGATGCATCATGTGCTGGAGCGCCACTATCCGGGTCACCAGTGGGCGACCTCGGCGGATCACCGCACCGGCATGGCGCACGTCAAGCTGCTCTACCTCGACGCCAAAGGCATCAACGGCCGCTACGGCTTCCAATTGCATCTCACCCAACTCAACAGCGATCCCAGGCTGCAATGCGTGGTGCGTGCCGGTGGTGAGCTGCTCGAGCGCTACCGCCTCAAGCGCGGCCCGGCGACGGCCGATAGCAAAGCGCTCGCCCGGCAGCACGGGCTGGACATCACGCCATGATGGGTCGCGACCAGCCGCCCGGCGAAGGCTCGGCGCTCAGCTCGACGAGCGAAGGCGTCGGTAGCGGGACCGGCGGCACCGGTGGACCGGAAGACGCTGATTGGGGTCGCATGGCGCGTGACGCTTACGACGCATCAACCAACTGGCTCAACGCCAGCCGCCGCAGCGCCTGGGGCGACAGCATCAGGATGTTCCAGGGACGCCACGTCGCGGGCTCGAAATACCACAGCACCGACTACCGCTACCGCACCCGCCTCTTTAGGCCAAAGACCAGGAGCGTTGTCAGGAAGAATGAAGCGGCGACGGCGCAAGCCTTCTTCTCAACCAACAACATTGTCAGCGTGCACGCGCAGAACGAGGACGACCCGGCGCAGCTCGCCAGCGCCAAGTTCAAAGAGGAGCTGCTGAATTATCGCCTGAGAACCAGCATCCCGTGGTTTCTCACCGTGCTCGGCGCGCGTCAGGATTGTGATGTCTACGGGGTGTGCATCTCGCGGCAATACTGGAAATACGAGGAAAAGCTGATCGGCGAGAAGCAAGCCGAGACGCCGGAATTTGGCTCGGGCCAGGGCTCCGATATGGGTCAGGCAGCGCCCGACACCTACCAGTATTACCAGGTGGTTGCTGACCACCCTGCGGTCGAGCTGATCGCCCCGGATAATTTCCGCTTTGACCCGGCCTGCGATTGGATGCGGCCGGTCGAAAGCAGTCCCTACCTCATTCACCGCATCCCGATGTATGTCGGCGAGGTGCGCCAGAAGATGCGCAGCCAGAACGGCGAGGATCCCGAGTGGCGGCCTTACGATGATGGCTCGATCCTCTCAAGCAATACGGTCAGCGACGACGCGACGCGCCTGACACGCAACGCTCATCGCCAGGATCCGCGCCGGTCTCAGCCGCAATCGGCGCGCGACTTTGATGTCGCCTGGGTCCACCTGGTGACGATGAAGTGGAAGGGCACCGATTACGTCTATTACACGCTGGGCAGCGACAAGCTGCTGACCGACCCGCGCACTCATGTCGAGGTCTACGGCACCGAGAAGCGGCCCTACAGGATCGGCATCACCAACCTGGAGACCCACCGTAACTACCCGGCGAGCAATGTCGAACTCGGCCGCGACCTGCAAGCTCAGGCCAACGAGACGGTGAACCTGCGGCTCGACGCCCTCAAGCTCGCGCTGCAGCCACAGCCAAAGGTCAAGGCCGGATCACCAGCCGCCTCAAGCCTTGGCGACTTCAGAATATTCATGCCTGGCAAACCGATCACGGTGAACGCCGCCGACGATGTCAGCTGGGACAGGGCGCCCGACCCGAGCGCCAGCTCGCTCGCCGAGCAGGATCGCATCAACCAAGATTTTGACGAATTGGCTGGCTCGTTCAGCCAGGCATCGGTCGGTACCGCGAACAATCTCAACGAGACCGTCGGCGGCATGGAGCTGATCGCCGGGGCTGCGGGCTCAATCGGTGAGCTGCAGCTGGAGCTGTTTAAACAGACTTGGGTCACTGGTGTCCTCGAAGACCTGCTCGATTTGGAAGAGCGTCTCGAAGAAGACGAGATGGTCATCGCCCTGGCGGGCGCGAAGGCGCAGTTGGTGCAGCGCTACAGCATCAATAAGGTCGACGATTGGCTGATGAGCCAGAAGGTGACCTGCCACCTCGATGTCGGGATCGGCGCGACTAATCCGCAGATTCGCCTCAACAACATGATGACCGCCGCCAGCGTCATCGAGAAGCTGTTTGGCGAGGCCGCCGGGTCGGGGCTGCAATGGGACGAGGTGTGCAGCGAGGTGTTTGGTGCCCTTGGGTTCAGCGAAGGCAAGCGCTTCTTTGTTCCTGGCTTTGACCCGCACGCGGCGCAGATGGCATTGAACCAGAGCCAGAAGCAGATGCCGGTCGGGGTCGACCCGAACCGAATGCAGGAAGTGCAGATGCAGACCCAGGCGGTCATCCAGAAGACCGAGATGGAGACTGCCAGCCAGGAGCGGATCGCGGCGATGAAGAACCCGCCGCCGGGTGTGAAATTCCAACCCGAAACGCTGCAGATCGAGCAATTTAAACAGGAGAATGCGCTGCGCATCGCCGGGCTGAAGAGCGACTCTGACCAGCGGATCGCCGCGATCAACGCACAAAAGGACCGGGAAGCTCAGGCGGCGGAGACCCAGCGTGCGCTGATCGATGCTCGCACCAAAGCCTCGGGGCATGTCATCAGCGCGATCCCTGCCCTCTCCAAGGTGATCAGCGATCACCGCATCGGCATGGCGGCGCAGCGCAATGGCGGATGACGACGATTATTATCCGACGACGCCTGAGGAGATGGAGGAGATCACTCAGCAGCGGATCGCGCGCGATGACGATTACGCTGCGATCGACCTGGCGATCGGCATCAACCGGTCGATCGAAGACACTCCGGCCTGGCGGTATATTCTAGCCCGCGCGCAGTTTGAGCGTGACGAGGCTTTGGCCAAATTGGCCGAAATCCCGCCACACGATCAGAACGCTATTCGCAGCTTGCAGCACCGCGCCAGGTTCATCACCGTGCTGCAGCTGTGGCTGCAAGAGGTTGACGAACGGGCAAAAACCGCCCATGAGAAGATCAAGCGTGAAGACGGATTGTTGCCCAGTGACACCGCTTGATGGCCGATCCACAGACCGATAGTGGCGCACTGCCACAAGATGCCCCGCCTATAGACAGTTTCCGTCCAACTGAAACTGTGCGGCTGGAAGATGCGCTACCGCCGGAGCCGGTAGAGACACCGTCAGGTGAAGACGACAAACCACTTCCCGGGTCGCAGACGCCGCATGCCAGAGGCATGGAGGCGATCCTCGTCAAGCGGCGCGAGCAGATCGAGCAGGAGCGACTAGCGGGCGAGCGGGCTGCTGGTGTGGCGCAGGAGCCGCCGCCTGAACCGGCGCCAATCGAAAGCGCGCCGCGCCGCGAGCCGGAAGCCCCGCCACCACCACGGCCGCCACCGCAACCTGAGCCGCAACAGCCACAATATCAGCAGCCGCAATATCAGCAGCCACAGCCCCGGGTGCACCGCATCGTGGTGCGTGGCACGCCGCTCGACCTCTCCGAGCAGGATATGGTGCGCGCCGCGGAGCACGCGATCGAAATGGCGGCGCAGCAGCGCGACCAAGAGATCCTGCGCCAGCAGCAGCCGCCCGAGCCGCAATTCGACCGGCCGCGGCTGGTCGAGCATGTCAAAGCGCTGCAATATGGCGATGAGGAGGCTGCGGCCGAGGCGCTGGCCCAGTATGGTGCCGAGATTGCGCGTAATCTGCGCCCGGCGCCACAGCCCCAGCAGCAATATATCGACCCCAACCAGATCGCCGACGCGGTCTACCAGCGGGTCAGCAACGTGCAGTCCCTGACAGACTCGCTCACCCGGTTTCAGAACGATTATGCTGACATCGTCAGCGACGAGAAGGCGACCAGGCTAGCCGCCTTGGAAGCCGAGACGCTTAAAGATCGCTACAATGCAGCAGGCATTCCTCGCACCGTCGAGCAGATCATGTATGAGGCCGCTGATAGCGTCCGCAGCACGATTGCCCGGTGGCGCGGTGAAACCCCCGCATCTACCCCTGGGTCCATTACACCAGCTCAGCCCGTGCGATCCGCACCGGCCCTGGCAGCGAATGGCGGCAGGGTCGCTGTAAAACGGTCCACCCCACAGGCACCGGCAGCTTCCTCCGCACCGCAGCCAGCAGACACGCCGAACGTCCGATCGGGCGTTACGGGTAGCCAAGTTGTCGATTGGATGAGGCGGACGAGGAACCAGCCGGTCTATCGCTAGGAGCACGCGACATGGCTGGTCAAGTCTGGACGACAAACACCCTCGGCGGCTTTATGTATGCGCTGGAGCTGTCGGATACTTTGCGCACCGCAGTACAGCCGCTAGTAAAATATCGTCAATTCTGTGACGCCAAAGACTTCACAGACAAGGGTCTCCATAAAGGACAAACATTCACCTGGAACGTCTACAGTGATGTAGCCGATACTGCTTATGCAGCATTGATCGAGACCGCGACAATCCCCGAGGACAACTTCACGATTACTCAGGGAACCGGAACTGTAGTCGAGCACGGCCGCAGTGTCCCTTATACCGGCATGCTCGACGACATGTCGAAGCATCCAGTAGAAGAGATCATCCAAAAAGTGTTAAAAAATCATTGTAAAAAAGAACTCGATACTGGCGCGTGGAACCAGTTCAGGTCGACACCGCTGCGCGTTGTCGCAACGACTGCGACTGACCAAGTAATTCTCACCACCAACGGCACGGCCACCGCGGTGAATAACGTCGCCTTTGGCAAGAACCACGTCAAAGCGATCGTCGATATCATGAAAGAGCGGAATATCCCGCCTTACATGGCCGACGATTACATCGGCATCGCCCACCCGACCACCTGGCGTCAAATGAAGAATGACCTTGAGTCAGTACACCAGTACACCGACCAAGGCTTTACGATGATTTTGAATGGTGAAATTGGTCGCTACGAGGGTGTTCGTTTTGTCGAGCAGACCAATATCGTGAAGGAGACCTGGTCGAATAACCTGTCGCACCAGGCGATTTTCTTTGGCGAGGATACGGTCGCCGAGGCGCTCTGCGTGCCAGAGGAAATCCGCGGCAAGATCCCTGGGGATTACGGTCGTTCGCGCGGCATCGCCTGGTACTACTTGGGCGGGTATGCTCTAATCCAAACTACCGCATTACAGGCACGCATCGTCAAATGGGACTCGGCGAGCTGACTTGTCAAGTTGATATATAAGTCAACAACCGATCGAGAATAAACAATGGGTTAGATGCGGTCGGAGCGTTTAAACGCTCCGACTCAACCGGAGGCGACAATGGCACAGGATCAAATGGACCAAGGCAATGGCCGCGACATGCCCAATGGCGGGATCGGCGGCGACGATCTCAAGCGGCGGGCGATCGAGGCCGACCTCGGCTACGGCGCGACGGCGCAGGATATCAGCGCCGGTTGCCTCACCGTCCCCGACAGCGACAGCGACAGCAGGATCGGCGTGATGCCGATGGGGCCGATGGGGCCGCTCGATACCGGCACCGACTCGCTGGTGCTGACCGAGAAGCTGCACGGCTTCCTGCCGCGCCTGCCGATCGCTGCTGACCGCTAGGAGGTAAGCCATGGCTTATAGCGACCCGCGCAAGAGCGCCAAGTTCGTCGACGACAACCATCTGCGCACGCGCGACCTCAGTGGCGGCCCGCCGCGCCCGGAGGACACGCAGAACCTGCGTCACTCGACCGATTTTGGCCAGACCGCGAAGAGCGTCACCGGCGGTGAGGCCGAGGGTCCGACCGACATGAAGGACGAGGACGAGATGTACATGGCGGGCGCGACACCGGCTGCGCGCAAGGTGACGGGGAAGATGCCGTCCAAATATTAGAGGAGGCGAGCAATGCCGAGCAAAGTTTACCCCCGGCCGATGGGCGGCCCTGAGCCGAATGCTCAAGGCGTGTCGGACAATATCCCGATGAGCGATCATTCGACGAGCCCGGAGGGCGGCATCTACGACTACCGGTCGAGTATGCCGGGCCGGTCAATGTCCGATCTCGACAGGAACAGCGAAGGCGTGATGGGAAAGATCACCAGCGCCAAGAGCGACCCGCCTGAGCAGTGCAAGGCGTCGCCCAGACCGCGCACCTGAGATGCCGTGGAAGCTTGATCGCGCTCGGCCCTTCTCGGAGGTGTGGTCGCCTGGCGGGCTCGTCGGCTACTTCCAGGAGGGGATCGAGTTTAATGCCGCAGGCGAGCCGCTGCCGGGGCAGTTCCCGAACGCGCGGCCAAAGGCTGCGCCAAAGGCGCCGCCGCGGGGATCGCTCGCCGTCCCGGCAGCGCCGATGCCGTCGGCGGCGCCGGTTGCTGGCTACCGGGCGATGGATGACGACACGCTGCGCGGCCTCGTCGAGGTGCGCGGCGATGAGTGGCAGGGGCGCGAAGCGGCGATCGCCTCGCTGGAGGCCGAATGACCCAGCTGACCGCTGACATCTTTCGGGCGGCAAAAGCCTTGATTTCGACCGAAGATAAATGGTTGCACCCGAGCGTTGCGCCAGGCACCGACCTCTTCCATGAATGGTACAAGCCGCGCTCGGCGCCGGATCGCCGTCTCGATATGGCTATGGCGATCTTCCAGGCGATTACTGACCGAGTCCAGGAGCACAGCGACGCCTGTGATCAACTGACGATCGCAAGTATGGAGTTGATGTACCGGTTGGCGCCGCCCAAAGGTAGCGACAACGGTTGGTGGGACGAGGCGTGGGAAGACCAGCCGGAGCGCACGCTTGTGGAAATCCACGAGATGCTCGATCGCGCTGCCGCAGTCTGTGAGGCCGGGGAATGACCTGGAGCCGCGAGACCAGCCAGGGTAACGAGCAGGACAAGATCGCTAGTTTTGTCGTGCCTTACACGCGCGGCCTCGGTCTCGATATCGGTTGCGCGCTGGGCCGCAAATGCTGGCCGCATATGATCGGCGTCGATCGTAATTCCGGGTCCGAGGTCGACGTCGTTGCCGAGGCCGACAGCCTCGGAATGTTCGCCGATGGCGGGCTCGATTTTGTCTTCTCTAGCCATACCCTCGAAGACCTCGAAGATACCGAAGCGACATTGCGAGAATGGTGGCGCGTCATCAAGCCGGGCGGCCATTTGGTGCTCTATTTGCCGCACGCCGACTTCTACCCGCATGTCGGTGAAGAGGACGCAAACCCGGCGCATAAGCATGATTTCGATCCCGGCGACATCGTCAGGCACATGGATCGGATCGGCCCCTGGCGGCTGGTCGAAAACGAGGTGCGCAGTGAGGGCGACGAGTACAGCTTCTTCCAGGTCTACCGCAAGGCGGAGCTGGGCGATCATGAGTGCTTGATCGATCCCTGGGAGCGGAACCCCAAGGGCAAGAAGCGGGCGCTGGTCGTTAGGTTTGGCGCGATCGGCGACATGATCATGATGTCGACGGTGCTGCCCGGCCTCAAGGAGCAGGGCTACCACGTCACTGTCTGCACCACGCCAAAGGGCCAGGAGGTGGTACGGCACAACCCCCACGTCGATGCCTGGTGGGTGCAGGATAAGGACCAGGTGCCGAACCACAGCCTGGAGCCCTATCTGCGCACGCTGCAGACCCGCTTCGACAAGGTGATCAATCTGTCGGAGAGCGTCGAGGTGGCGCTGCTGATGGTGCGTGGCCGCAGCAATCACTGGCACGATCTAGAGGCGCGGCGCCGCATCGCTGGTCATGTCAATTACCTGGAGCGGCAGCACGATATCGCTGGCGTGCCGTATGACGATTTCGCCGGGGCGCGGTTCTATTCAACCCTAGCTGAGCGATCGCAAGCTGCGCATGATCGCGCCGAGATCGAGCCGGGGCCGATCGTCTACTGGGCGCTCAGCGGCACTTCGTTTCATAAGACCTATCCCTGGACCCAGGTGGTGGTCGGCTGGCTGCTGCAGCGCACCGACGCTACCGTGGTACTGTTTGGCGGCCCGGGCGAGGCTGATCTGGCTTCGATGGTCGAGATCGCGCTGAGTCATCCCGATGCGGCCCAAATGCTCGGCTCTGATGCGCCGATCGATTTTAACCGGTTGCTGGTGCATGCCGGGGATTGGGACATCCGCCGCAGCCTGGCCTTTATCGAGCAGGCCGATGTGATAATTGGCCCCGAAACCGGGGCATTAAACGCAGCGGCGATGCTCCGGGTGCCCAAGGTGGTCATGCTGAGCCATAGCGGCCACGAAAACCTGACCAAGCATTGGCACCGCACTGTGGTGCTGGAGCCGGTCGATTGTCCCTGCCACCCGTGCCACGCGATGCACTACACCTGGGAAGATTGCCATTGGGTCGAGAAGCCGGGCGGCGCGCTGTGCGCCGTCAACATCGCGCCCGAGGTGGTTTATGACGCGATCGCTTTTGCCCTCGGACTGGAGAATAAGCTCCAGCTGGCGAGCGATTAAAGGAGGCCGGTCATGGATTACGCCACGCTGGTCGCTTCTAAGGTCGTGCCGGGTTCGATCGCCAACTGGATCAACCGCGATACGACAGACGGCCCGACGATCCTCACCGAGGCGCAGGCTTATATCTACACGCGGCTGAAGCACTGGCGGATGAAGGCCGAGGTCGAGGATTTTATGATCTACGGCCAGGCTTTTATCGATGTGCCGGATGATTTTATCGATGCGCGGGAGTTCCGCATCACCGGTAATTACAACACGCGGCTAAAGCGCGGCGATGAGCGGGCGCTGCAGGCGCATTACAATTACGACGTCAATGGTTCGCGCATCCTGGAGACGCCGGGCTGGTACTATATCACCGCTGAAGGGTTGTCTTTTGACGCGGTCCCCGATCATGAATACCCCTACCTTTTGACCTATTACCAGGTGCCAGCTGACCTCAGCGTTGACAATCCGACCAATTGGCTGACCCGGCTTTATCCGCGCCTGCTGCGCAGCGCCTGCATGTTGCTTTCGGTCGAGTTTGAGAAGGAGGCCGGTCAGGGTTCTTTTGACCGGACCTACTGGATGAATATCTTCGAGGCCGAGAAGAACGAGATCCAGGGGCTCAGCGATATCGTCGATCGTGCCAGCGACGCGCCGGTGGAGTTTGCCTGATGCCGGTGCCGGGCATGACGCGCATCCAGGTGCCGCCCGGCGTGGTCAAGTCGAACACGCCGTACAGTCAGCCCGGGCGTTATGTCGACTCGCAGTGGGTGCGGTTTCAGGGTGGTTTTCCCGAGAAGCGCGGCGGCCGCGATTTGTTTGACGAAGGTATCCAGTCTTTTGTCGGCATCTGTCGCGGCGCGCTGCAGTGGGAGGACAACCACACCAATAAGCGTCTCGCGCTCGGTACCAGTTCAAAGCTTTACGTCTACGAAAATGCCACACTCTACGACGTCACCCCGCTGCGCAAGCTGACCGCCGGAACGCTTATCGGACCGCTGTCGACCAGCTCGGGCTCGTCGACCGTCACGGTGTTTGATACCGCGCATTTGCTGATGCTCAATGACTGGGTGCAGCTGGTGGCGAGCGCGCCGGTCGGCGGTTTGACGATTGCTGGCGTCTACCTGGTCACGTCGGTTATCGATGCCGACCACTACACGATCGATGCCGGGACCATGGCGACCTCGACGGCGACCGGTGGCGGCGGGACGCTGAGTTATACCTATTACCACCTGCTGCTGGCGGCGAACCCGCTATCGACCACAGCAGGATCGCCCAACGTGGTGATCTCGCACCCTAACAATAATTCGGCCGAGAAGGACGTCGTCATCATCTCGGGCGCAACCCCGGTTGGTGGGCTCAACGTCAATGGCACGCACACGATCCAGAGCGTGCACACCAACGATTACACCATCACGATGCCGAGCAACGCGACATCGACCGCGGTTGGCGGCGGCAGCGCTGTGCGGGTCCAGCTGGAGCTGGCGGGCGGTCTCGACACCGCGGCCGATTATCATGGCTACGGTCTCGGCCGGTACGGTCTCAGCACCTACGGCACGCTGCGGACGGGCACGCTCCGCGTCGATATCCGCTACTGGCACCTCGACGCCTATGGCGAGTGGCTGCTCGCCAATCCAAATGGCGGGGGGATCTACAAGTGGGATCCCAACACCAAGAACCTCAATATTCGCGCGGTCGAGCTGTACGGCGCGCCGACTCAGTGCGAAGGCATGTTTGTCACGCCCGAGCGCTATATCACGGCCCTGGGCACCGACGGCGTAAAGCTCAAGCTGCGCTGGGCCGACCAGCTCGACCCGACTGATTGGCTGACGTCAGAAAGCAACACCGCCAACGAGGACCGCCGGATCCAAGGCGGCTCGCGCCTAATAACAGGCAGGGTAATACGCAACGGTGTTAATCTTCTATGGACTGATACGCAGGCGTTTACCCATCAATGGCGCAACGACGACCTTATCTTCACCACCCTCGGGCTCGGCAACGGAACCGGCATCTTTGGGCCGCATGCCGGTTGCGTGCTTGGCGAAGCGGGCTACTGGGTCGGCGATGGGGCGTTTTGGAAATGGGATGGCGGGCTCAGTCAGCTGCCGAGCGATGATATTCGCGAGTGGTTCTTCCAGAATATCGACCGGCGCCAGCGGACCAAGATCTTTATGGGGCCTTACGCCTCTCAGAATGAGTTGATCATTCTTTATCAAGAGCTGAACCAGAGCGAGATCAACCGCTACCTGATCTACAACGTGCTGACCAATGTGTGGACCCCGGGCTTTGCGACGATCACCACCTGGCTCGATCGCGAGCTGTTCGACTGCCCGATCAGCTTTCTGCCAAACGGGTTGATCCTCTACGAGGAATACACTGGCACCGACGATTACGATGGCTCGCCGATCGACAGCTATATCGAGGCTGCGCAGATCGATCTCGAAGACGGCAATGTCAACATGGACATTTTTGCTTTTTGGCCTGATGTCAGAAACCAAAAGGGGCCGATGACATTGCGGGTTCAGCTGCGCCCCGATAACAGCCAGGATCCTATCGACTCGTCGGGCCCGTTCACCCTCAATCAGGCGGGCGATCACGTCGATCTGCGCGAGGCGGGTGCGGCGATCGGCTACCGGCTGGAGTCCAACACGCCTGGTGGGGATTGGCGTCTCGGCGTATGCCGGGCCTACATCCAGCCGGGGGGATCGCGCTGATGTCGATTACCTTGCCACGCCCGCCGCGCGGGACCGATTACCCCAAGGATCCGTGCAAATGGGCGATCAATCTTGAAGATTGGGCGCGCGTTGCCGGTGGCCTGATCGAGGACGAGTCGCGGTTGCAGCTGAGCTTGCAAAGCCCGCAGGTAATCACCGGCAGGCTTTCTGCGGTTGCCGACCCAAACACCAAGGCTGTCTTGACATCGCTTATTGGCGCTTTGGTGAAGATTGGGCTTGTTAGGGACGCAACAACGTAACTGGAGGCAACATGACGCCGATCAATCCCGACACGGTACTGGCGGCAAAGCTCGAAGCGCAGCAGTGGAATGTGGTCATCGCCGGGTTGGGCGAGCTGCCGCATAAGCTGGCGGGCCCGATCGAGAAGCTGCTGCTGGATCAGCTGCAGCCGCCGCCGGAGCAGACGGCTCCCGCTGGATCGAATGGCGTCGACAAGCATCCCATCGTCCAGGGGGATTACGACCCAGTGCCGCGGCCGCCGCCGGTGACCTGATGGCTATTTCCCCGGAGCTGGCCGCGCTAGCGGCAGTCTCTGGCACACCCCCGGCGGCGGGGGCAGCTCCTGCTGCCGTGCCAGCAGCAGCGGCTCCGCCAGATGCGTCGGCAGCTGACCCCCTGTCGCAGCAGGTGCAACAGCTCCTTGCTGCGCAATACATGGGTGCAGGGTCTCCCGCTGCCGCAGCGGCCAACCCAGCGCCTGGCTTGCCTGGGGCCTTAGCTCCTGGCGTCGCCCGGCGCACGGCTGGTTTAAACGTGCCGCTGCCGATACCGGGGGCGCCGGGCCAGCCGCCGCCGACCCCCAACGCGCAAGTGCCGCAGGGTCCGCCGCTAACCCCAAATGCGCAGGTGCCGCAGGGTCCGCCACCGACGCCCAATGCGCCGCAAGGGCCGCCTCCCCCTCCCCCACCACCACCTACCTTAGAGCAGATGCTCAATCCTTCGCGGGTGATCCAGGGGCCGGTGACGCACACGAGTATGGCTTCTGCGCTGGGGCGTGGCGGCGATAATCAGCTTGTCCATGCGACGGGTGGTGAGCAGATGGTGCCGCCGGATCTCTTGGCGGCGCATCCTGAGCTGCATCGGGCGATCCAGCTTGCCTTCGCCGCACATGGACGCGACAGCCGGGCGCACCAGGTCGGCAACCTGCAGCAAAGCGTCAATCCTGTTACTGGTCTGGGAGAAGGGTTTGGGTTCGATCTACAAACGCTCCTGCCGATGGCGCTGGCGGCGATTGGCACGTTTGCCCTGCCGGGAATAGGCACAAGTTTGGGTCTGGAGGCTGGCGGGCTGGGCTCTGCCGCTTTGGGTGCGGCTGGCGGAGCGATCGGCGGCGGAATTGGCAACGAGATCGTCAATCCCAATGCGGGGTTTTTGAACAATTTTGGGCGCGCGGCTATTGGTTCTGCGGCAGGCGCGGGGCTTGGCGCCCTGATCCCCAGCGGCGCCGCTGCCGCCGGGGCCGGGGCGAATGCTACGGCTGGGGCTGGGGCCAACGCCACGGCAGGTGCGACGGTCGCCAATCCGCTGCCAGAGGCCAACTATGCTACTGGCGCGCCGGTAGCGGGGGGCGCAGATTTTGGCCCCGGCGTGGCGAATGCGGGTGTGCCCACGACTGCGACTGGCGGCTTTGATTATGGCCCTGGCGCTGGTGTGGCTGCAGACGCGGCTGCATCGGGCGCGCCCGGCTTTATGGATCAGCTCTCGGCTCATCCGCTCGACACGTTGTGGCACACGCTCGCGCCTAAAGGCATCACTGGGATTGGTGCAAGCTTAGCTGGCGGTGTTATTGGCGATATGGCTGGCAATGCGCTGTTCCCCGCCAAGAACGCCAGCAAGATCGCCAGCGCGGCTGGTGGTGGACAGCAAAACCCGGTCCCGCTGACATCGGATGCGCTTGAGCAGATCCGGCGGCGAGCACAGCTCACCCTCGGCACTATGCCTGATAACCCGTATCTGCAGACCTATGGGGCAAGCCCGGCGACGCCGCCAGTCCGTTTCCTCAACTTTAGCTGACGCGGCACCGCCGCCCCAGCTGGAGGTTGTGGCCTCCAATCCAGCTCCGCAGCTGGAGGTGCGGCTCTGTGTGCCTGACGACTTGCCGCAGCTGATGGTGCTCGGGCTGCAATACCACAGCGAAGCGGGTGACTCTCGGTTGCCGCTCGATGTCGATAAGGCGATGAAGTGGATGTACTTTGCGATCGAGAAGTCGCTGGCGATCTGCGTAGAACAGGACGGCGCTCCCGTCGGTTGCATGATACTGTCGGAGGAACCGCCGTGGTGGAGTTCCGCCAACGCGCTTTGGGAAGCTGGGTTCTTTGTTCAGTCGATGGTGCGCAAGGGCACCGGCGCCGCTGGGTTGCTCGTCGATACGGCAAAGGCGATCGCTGACGATCAGGGGGTTCCATTATTCGTCACCCCGATGACGGAGGTCGACGTTGAGAGAAAAGATCGCTGGTTCCGCACCAAGGGCTTCCGCCGTGTCGGCGGCTTTTATCGCTGGGGGTAGGCGGCTATGAGCAGCGGTGGCGGTGGCGGTGGGCAGAATACCTCATCGACCGTTCAGACCGTCAAGATCCCTGATTACCTGCAGGACGCTAGCCTCAAGGCGGTTCAGGCCAGCCAAGACCTCGCGTCTCAGCCCTACCAGCAATACACCGGGCAGACCATCGCCGGGCTGACGCCACAGCAGACGCAGGCGATCCAGCAGGGCTCGAGCAACGCCACCAACCCGTATTACGCCTCACAAGCGACTGACGCGCTCAATCGGACGACGCAAGTCCCCGGCATGGTCGACCCGACCTACGGGGCGGCGGCCAATACGGCGCTAGGAGCGCCTGGCGGCGCGCAGCCGCTTTACACCGGCGCGGCCGGTGAAGCGGTCAATATTTTAGGACCGGCGAACCAGCTTTACAATTATGCCACCGGGCAGGCCGCCGACGCGCAGAGCCAGGCCCGGCCGCTGTATCAGGCCGGTGCTAGCACGGCCGAGAACACGATGAATGCCACGGCGCCGCTTTATGGCGCCGCCGCTGGCACCGCGGCCAATGTTCCCGGCGAGACGTCAGGGGCCTTTGATTATGCCACCGGCGCAGCGGCTGGGGTGCCCGGTAGCGCTCAGCCGTATTACGACGCCTCGGGCGGCGTGGCGGGCAGCGTTCAGAGCCTCACCAATCCTGCCTATGGCGCTGCGGGCAGTGCGATCGCTGGTGCGCCCGGCAGCGTCGCTCCGCTTTACGGCGCTGGCGCTGGCCAGATCGCTGGCGCGCCGGGCAGCGCCGCACCGCTCTATGGCCTATCGGCCATGCAGGCAGCCAATATCCCTCGCAGCGTCAACCCGCTTTATGCGGCAGGGGCCGGGACGGTTGCCGGTTCAGCCAACGCGCAGGGGCTGGTCGACAACAGCGCGGTGACCCAGACGGGCGATATCGCGCCATGGATGACGCCTTACCTCGACCAGGCTCTGGCGCCGCAGATTAGAGCTATTCAGCGACAGGGCAACGTCACCGCGCAGGGGATCAACCGGGCGGCGACCGGCGCTGGAGCCTTTGGCGACGCGCGCACCGGCATCCAAGCCGGAGTGAACGATCGTAATGTGATGGAGGGCATCTCCAACGCGGTCGGTACCGGCTATCAGTCGGCTTACGATCGTGCAGTGGCGGCAGCACAGGCGGTCACTGGTCAGCAGCAGGCGCTCACCGGGCAACGCCTGACCGCCAACACGCAGCAGCAGGCGGCCGGGACGGCCTTGGCGAATATCGCTTCGGCGCAGGGCTCGACCGCGACCAATGCTGCCGACCTCCTGCAGCGTATTGCTACCGGTCAGGGCGGGCTGTCGGTCAATGCCGGGCAGGCTCTAGGGCAGCTCGCCACCCAGCAGGGCGGGCTCGGCGTCAATGCCGGGCAGGCGCTGACCCAGCTTGGCACAGCGCAGGGCCAGACTGGGATCAACGTTGCCGATTTGCTGCAGCGGATCGGCACGGCGCAAGGCCAGACCGGTCTCAACGCCGCGCAGCTGGTGTCGGGGATCGCCGCGCAGCGCGGCACCACCGACACCAATGCGGCGCAGACGCTGTCGCAAATCGCCGGTTCGCTGGGGACCACCAACAATCAGACCGCCCAGACATTGGGGACGCTTGCGCAGCAGCAGGCGGGGACGCAAACCAACGTTGCCGACCTGATCCAGCGGATCGCCTCGGCGCAGGGCTCGACCGGCCTCAGCGCGGCCGATTTGCTGCGCCAGGTCGGCGCCTCGCAGGAGAGCGGTCAAACCAATGCGGCCCAGGTGGGGAGCCAGATCGCGAGCCAGATGGGGGCAACCAACCTGACGGCAGCGGCGCAGCAGGGTACCCAAGCTGCGCAGGATTACGCGCTGCAGCAGCAGCAGGCTCAAGATCTGATGGGCTACGGTAAGACCCAGCAGGATCAAACGCAGGCTTCGCTGTCGCAGGCTTACCAGGATTTCGTCAATCAGAGAGAGGCGCCCAAGGAGAACCTCAACCTGCTGCTGGCGGCGATCCAGGGCGTGCCGTATGCAACGACGCGCCTCACCACCACGCCATACAATGCGACCGCGGCCAACCTCGGCGCGATCACCTCGCTGCTCGGGGTCGGCGGCAAGCTGGCGAACCCCGGTGCGAGCGCATAAGGAAACGAGCTAATGGCCGGAGAAGCTGATTACGCTGCCAATGTCGACATGTTCCGGCAGTTTCTGGGCTTGCCTCCGACACCGACCGCACTCGCGCCAGACGCGCAAGAGGGGTCGACTTTGTCCGATCGCATTCGGGCTATGATGGCTAAGTTGCCTTTGCCGTCGACGTTGACGTCTGGTACGTCGCCCAATGATCCTTCGCAGGTACTGACTCCGGCCAATTCGACCTATAGCCCTTTTGACTTACTTGGTCCCCGAGATCTCCCCCGGAGAGATGTGCCGGATTTGACCGGCGGGCCAGCCGTTGCTCCGGAGAGTTCGGCGCGGCAGATGGTAAGGGATTATGCGCGGACCATCGGTGCTGGCGATCCGAACTATAACCAGGATCTCGGCGGCACCGATCCTTTCGCCACTGCGCAAGAGTCGCCCAGCCCGACGATGCTGCCGCCGAGCGCGCCATCGCCCTACGGTAGACTGAACCTCCCAGCTAACGACGCTTATGGCGGCGCTGTCGCGCCAGCACCCTTTATGCCATACGGCTCAAATGATCCTCGAGCCACCGGAGGCGGTGGCCCCGGTCCGATGGACCGGTTGAGCGCGTTGCTTAGCGGCGCCACAGATGCGCTGGGTCGCGGCGGCGCGGCGTTGATGGCCGATCGCGGCGGCGGTGCCGGGCCCTATGGTTCGGGCAGCGTCTCACCTGTGGTTCAGGCGCTATACGGGTCAGGCAGCGGCCCGCCCGCCGCGGGCGACTCCGCTACAGCTCTCGCCGCCGCTTCGCCTGCCGCGGCGTCGCCGGGGCTTTTCAGTAGGCTTAGTACCGATCTCGGGGGCCTGTTTGGTCGCGGCGGCGGCTCACCCGCAGCAGCTGCTGCTCCGCAGCCAGCGTCGATGATGGGTGCGCCTAGAGGGGGCGCGATCCCCGCTACAGGGCTCTTCGACGAAGACGGTAATTCGCTGATGACCCCGGAGCAGATTAACGCTCTGGCAACGCTCAGGGGCGCGTCGGGACAGGGCGGCAGCCGTCTCGCCGGTCTCATTAGCGCGGCGCAGGGCTCGGCAGGAGACGGCAGCTCGACTGGGGCGATGGGCCCTCGGTCGCCCGTGCCTGCGTTTAATCCTGGCGGAGGCGGTGCTGCTGCTGCAGCTCCGCCGACGCCCGTCGTAGCTCCGGTTACCGCGCCGTCGACCCAACCGCCGCCAACCCCGGCGGCAGGCGATCGAGGGCTGCCGACAGCTCCTATTGTCGCGCCGCCGGGCGACGATCGCGGGCGGGGACGGCATCCCATTGCACCTCCTGTTGTTCCGGCTGCCGGAGCCGCGCCAGCGGCGCCGGTGTATGTCCCGGGGGCAAACAATGTGGCGACGGGCGGCGTAATCGATCCGGCGCGAACCAAAGCGATCGCTGACGCGGCAGCTGGCGCCAAACCTCCTCTCGGCTCTCGCCCGTTTGTCGAGAATGCTCCAGTGCTAGCGAAGGAGGGTCCGGCAGCTGCGGCAAATGCCGCCAACGCTCCGTCAGCTGCTGCTAAGCCGCAGACAACCGCGGCAGAACAGGTGTTGGAGCAGGGCGGCCAGATCAAAGCTAATCCTGATGGGGTGCTCGCCGGTTCATTGCCGCCGAATGTCCAGGGTGCGCTCGCCAATCACGGCCTCAAGCTCCCGAGCAACACTTGGGATTTCCTCATCCAGCTCGGCGCCGGGATGATGGCGCACGCCGATCGGCCAGGAATGATCGGTGTCGGTCTTGGGCTGCAGGAAGCCTATGCCGGGATGACGGCGCAGCAGAAGGCGTCCTACGACCACAGCGTTGAGATGATGAAGCTCAACGCGCAGATCTCGGGTCAGCGGGCTCAGCTCGCGGTGACCGCGTCGAACCATCTGCTGGCGCACGAGGATAAGGTCGCGCTCAACGCGCAGAACGAGCAGCTCAGAGTGCAACAGCTGGCGATCCAGCAGCAACTGGCGAACCAAGGGCTGGCGAACCAGACGCTCCAGGGCAACATCGCTCAGCAGAACGCCGATACCAAGGCCCAGACCGAGAAGGACCGGGCGGCCGCGGTAAGCCAGCAGGGTGAAGCAGCCTTCAACGCGGCCTATGAGAAACAGTACGCGGACGTTAAGGGTCGCATGCCGACAACGCTCGGCGTGCCGGATGACGCGGCAACGACGCGCACGCTTGCCGCCATGAAATATGGCGCTTACGCCAATCGTCCCGAGGTCATAGCGGCGGGCAACAGGATAGCCCAGATCACTCAAGAGGCTCAGGCAAACGCCAAGGCGTACCCGAATACGATCCCTCAGCTCCAAGCGAGGCTAAACGCTTATGGGGTCACGAACGTCACCTTGTCGCCGCGGTAGCGGGTCGCCGTGGCCAGCAACATCGACGACATCCTCGCCCGGCTGCCGCAGGTCCCGGATTACTCCGGCGCTCTAGCCAACGTTGCCCCGCCTCTCGGCGGTGGCGACGCGGATCAGCAAGCGCCAGCCCCGGTAAATCCGCTGTCGCCAAGCGGTGTTTTTGCCGACATCCCTGATCTGTCGGCGGAGATGGCGCGGCCGAGCGCGCTCGGTGTGTTTGGCCGCTCGGTGGAACGCGGTATCGCACCGGCTCTCGCGACCATGGCCGGATCGGGCGCGGGCATGGCCGGAGGCGGTTTTGTTGGCGGCCCGCCGGGCGCTTTTGTCGGCGGGCTCGGGCTCGGCGTCGGCTCAGGACTCTATGCGGCAAAGCTGCAAAGCGATTTTCTCCAGGCGCACCCCGAGCTGGCGAAGTTTCTCGGACAAGATCCAGAGACCCAGCAGGCCGATATAGCGGCGCACCCGTTAGCTGCGCTGGGCGGTGAGGCCACGACTGTGCTGGCCACCGGTCGGCCCAACCTTTCCGGCGGCGCCGCAAAAATTCTCAAAGGGGCCGCCACCGGCGCGGCCGTCGGTGGCGCCGTCAATACCGGGCAAAACCTGGTCCTCGGCAACCCCGCTTGGGAGGGGCTCCCGCAGGCTCTGGCGTTTGGCGCGTTTGCTAATAAGCCGTGGTTGGCGGGCAGCCTCGCCGAGAACCTCGGTGCGAGGGCTGTCAATCAAGGGCTGCGCGTGCCGATACGTCCCGGCAGCCCGCTCTATGTCGAGCCAAAGCCGCCGCCTCCTCCTCCCGGCGGTAATGCGGGGGCGCAGCCACCTCCCCCGCCGCCGCCAGGTGGTGGTGGGGGTGGCGGCGATCTAACCCTCTCCGGCGTGTCGCCCGACCTCACGGCGCCGCTTAACCTGCGCCCGCGCGATCCCAATGCGGTCGACATCAGCAATGGCGCGCCACCGCCGACGCTGTCCTCGACCGATATGCTGAGCCCCTTTGTCCGCCCGGGCAGCAACGCGATGCCTGGCGCTCCGTCGTCGATCGAGCGGGTCGACCCGTATTTCGCCCAGCGCATCGCTGCGGCGATCCAGATGATGCCGCCGAATATTGCCGCCAAGTTTGCGATCGACAGTGGCTTCCGCGACCAGCACCGCGAAGACCAGGTCTACGCCGAGCAGCACCCCGGTCAGCCGGTGCCGCAGAACTCGCAGCATGGTAAGGGGCTGGCGATCGACATCGTGCGCGATCCCGATGTCCAAGCGTGGCTCAACGCGCATCAGAGCGAGACCGGTATCGGTTTCCCGCTGCAGCATCTCGCTGGCGAGGACAATCATCTCGAACCGCTCGACGCCAATGGCAACCGCTACGGCGCGCACACCATCCCGCGGTCGCAAGGCGGTCCCGCGCCCGACCCGGGCACTACCCCGACGGCGCCTGAGGCAATGCCGGGTGAAAGGTTTGGTCAGGCGGTCGACTTCTTTGTCGCGAAGGGGCTGACCCGCGATCAGGCGATCGGCGTTGTCTCGCGGCTGCACGCCGAGTCGGGGCTCGACCCGAACAACACCAACAGCATCGGTGCCACCGGTATTGCCCAGTGGTACGACCGCCGCCCGGCGATGGAGGCGGCTGGCGCCAAGGGCGATTTCCAGAAGCAGCTCGAATACATCTGGCAGGAGTTTAATGGCTCCGAAGCGGATGCCTTTAGCAGGATCAAGAACGCCCAGACGGCTGCCGATGCGGCCCGGGCGATGGAGTTTTACGAGCGCGCGGGCAACCCAAAGTTCACCGAGAGCGCCGCGCAGCTAGCGGCCCGCATCTCCGGCGGCGACGCAGGCTTCCCGGCAGCTTTGCACGGCAGCACCGTGCCCAGCTCGGCCGAGGCTGCCTTGAGATCGGCGGCGGTTGGCGGCGGAGCCGATGGGCTTGAAGCGGGCATGGCCACCACTGGCGATGTCCTGGGGGGCGGCGCTGCTGCACCGACGACAACCGGACAGCCGCCTGCCACACCTGTCGCAGCCGCTGCTGATACGCCGCTATCACGCGCGATCGAGGCCTTGACCGCAATACAGCCTGGCGTCCCGATGACGCACACCAGGCTGCGTCAGATCGGCGGCGTCGATACCCGCGGCGATGTCGAGGACCTGCGCGCCGCTCTGGTGCAGCGCGGGCTGATCACCTTGCAGAATGGCCGCTACATCCGCGCCGACACGATCAACCAGGCGTCAGCGATGGCGCCGACCGATCACCAGGCCGCAGAGCTGCCGCAAGAGGTGAAGCCAGTGGCGCCGGTGGCTGAGACCCCGCCGCTGACCATGCCTGGTGGTGGGCCGCCGCTCGACCATTTGCCGGTGCTGGCCGACGAGCAGGCCAACCTGCCACCGGGTTATCAGATTGGTCACGAGCCAGGAGCCGGTTATCACCTGACCGACCCGACCGGCACGCGGCTCCTGGAGAATGAAGATCACCCGCTCGGCATCGCCGACGCCGCGCATATGCATAACGATGCGGTGAATGCCGAGGCGGCCAAGCTGCCGACGCCGCCGCTGCCAGAGGCGCCTGCTGCTCCCGCCACCGACGGCCTCGGCATCCTCACTGGCTTTGGCAATATGGCCAAG